TCCAGTGTCGTGGCTAGGGAAAATTCCAGTGTCGAGGCTTGGGGAAATTCCAGTGTCGAGGCTTGGGGAAATTCCAGTGTCGTGGCTAGGGAAAATTCCAGTGTCGAGGCTTGGGGAAATTCCAGTGTCGTGGCTTGGGGAAATTCCAGTGTCGTGGCTAGGGAAAATTCCAGTGTCGTGGCTAGGGAAAATTCCAGTGTCGAGGCTTGGGGAAATTCCAGTGTCGAGGCTTGGGGAAATTCCAGTGTCGAGTTGTTTATTTCAGCTTATGTCATTGTCTTATCAAGCTATGTTACTGTTAAAAAGCTATTGGATTACTCGACCGCTGTTTTTAAGGGCTGTCAAATCAAAATAGAAGAAAAATCAGACACGTCATTAGCAAGAGAAATCCCTGCAAACATTCAAGTAACTTTCGAGGAATGTTTAAAGCGTGGCTATGTCTATGCAGATGGAATTTATAAAAAACTAAAGTCTCAGAAGAGAATTGGTGAAATTGAAGTGTTCGAGTGCGATGATTTTCCTAGAAAAACTACAAGTTATATCGTTAAACGCGGTAACACTTTTTCTCACGGCGAAACTATAGAGAAAGCAATTGAAGATTTGCGTTTTAAAATTAGCGATAGGGATATGTATGAATTTGATTCTTGGAAGGAAAATCCTGACAAGGAAGTAAGTATTGAAGATGCAATTGCAGCTTACAGAGTCATTACAGGCGCTTGTGAATTTGGCACTAAGGAGTTTGTTAACTCTATTCAAGTTCCGGAAAAGCTTACTCCTAATGTGATTTTGAAAATCACTAATGGTAAATACGGTAATAAAAAATTTGCTAATTTTATAGGGGCTTCTGAAGCGAGGAGTTAGACATGAAAAACATAGACGAAATAGAATTAGAACTGGGCGACCATAGCGCACGCGAAAAAGGCATGTGTGCAATGGAAGCTGTAGCTTGGTTGGCCGGAGAAAAGCACTCAGATGCCCCAGACTGCGCATCCCCTGTATTAACAAGATATATTCAAGTTCTCAATGACAGATTGAAGCATAGTGAACGTCAACTTTTAAAGCCATTTTTACATCGAGTCATTGGCACTAGAGACAATTTGGACATAAAACGTGCCGAGATATTAGCACTAGGTACAGTGAACACTATAGTGCCAATATTTTTTGAAGGTGCGGGGCTGTTAAAAGAAGCAAAAGCGATGAGAGAAGCTAAGACGTTAAGTGCCGCCGCTTATGCAGCTTATGCAGCTACTGCAGCTAATGCCGCTTATGCCGCCGCTTATGCAGCTGATGCCGCTGATGCAGCTGGTGCCGCCGCTCGTGCCGCCGCTGATGCCGCTTATGCAGCTGATGCCGCTTATGCCGCCGCTCGTGCCGCCGCTGATGCCGCCGCTTATGCAGCTGATGCCGCTGATGCCGCCGCTGGTAGAGAAAAGGTAATTAATGCCACATTAGAGTTATTAGATAAAGTTTTAGAGGTGGCCTATGACTAACAACGAAAATGGCATAAAAGGGTGGGTGTATTACGTGCCAGAGCGCGAAACACTCTGCATATGTTGGCCACAATGGGTTAATGATAGGGGCGATCGCATCTTTGAATGGGGAGGCCATACTCTGGCAGAATTTAGAGATATTATTTATCTCGATGCAAGGGAAAGTAGTGACATGAGAAATTGTATTTATATAGGTGAGTTATGACAAATAAGAAACAGTGGCGGAGATTTTTTACAGACAAATATGTTTCTAAAATCTGGGAGAAGAGAGATAGTAATTCCCCTTTGGTCTCGGATACTGAACTTATCGAACTAGCCGCTCTCAAAGAAGCCCAAGCTGAGATTGAGCGGTTGAAAGCTGAGAGAGACGACCTCAATGAAAATCTTCACAACGCAAGAGAAGCAAGGTCTAAGGATATAGTGAACGACATTATTTGGCTGATTGAGGAGCGCGACGAAGCCCGAGCAGAGATTGAACGCTTGAAAAAACTAACGATACAAGTGATCGGCTGTATCGACAGAACGTATTTCTTTATCAAGTGTATGCAGGGCGGTGGGGAGTGAAGATATTGGATCGACTCCGAAGAGTATTTAAAATAAAAGGCGATGGAATAGATTTCTACTGGCAAAACTACGATCATCGGGTTGTTTGCGGGCATCGTGGTTGGCCTGAAAAAGGTGACGTGTTTACTTGTAAAATGCAAAGCGGGAAAATTGGAGTGTTTGAGGTAGTCAATGTCCGGCGGTGCTCAGAACCAGGCAATATGTATTTTGCCGATGTACGGGATGTTGGTTATTGGGAAGTACAAGCGCATGGAAGGTGAGAAATGAGCATTGCTGATTTGTGCGAAAAGGACATGTATGACTGCGACGATGATGAAAAAAGTGAGCTGCGGGGAGTGGGAGTGAAACGGCAGGTAGATTTACAATCAGCAAAGCAAATATTAAAAGACTACTGTGAGCCAGATAGTTTAATTGATAATGGAAATCTATATTTTGCTGCATGTGAATATCAAGAGGCATACAACCAACTCCAAGTCCAATGCGACAAGCTTGCAGAGTCTTTGGATTGTCTACAAAAAGAAGTCTCGGGATTGATGCACGCACATAGAGTTGTACTTCGCAATGATTACGGAAACTCAAACTGTGAAGCGGTACAATATAGGGTGGATAAGGCTAAAGAAACTCTAAAAGAGTATAGAAAGTTTTGTAACGCAGAGGAATGATTGAGTATGAATATCTTTACTTTCTGGCCGTAATACCAATTTTATTGCTAATTTATACAAACACTAGAGGCTTTGAAGGGTGAGAAATGACTGAAATAGTATTCTGGGCAATTATTGCTTTGATTATATTTGCCGAGCGAAGAATATATGAGCGCACAGTCAATGATTTGAAATTTGGGAAGGTGAGAAATGAACATTGCTGATTTGTGCGAAGGAGTAAGATGATTGAATATGAATTAATGCCGCATCAAAAAGAAGCGGTGTACACATCTATGTTTAAGAAAGAGCTATACCTAGCTTTTGAAGTAGGGACAGGTAAAACTCCCGCATGTATTAATATCCTACGGCAAAGATACACAGAGCATAGTGGGCTTATGAATACCCTTATACTAGGCCCACTAATCCTCCTAAAAAACTGGAAAAAAGAGTTTGCCAAATTCTCAAAAATCCCACCTAGTGCAATACATATTCTACAGGGGCCTGTTAAAAAACGTATACAATTTGTATGCAATATCTCCGGTCCGTCCTTAAGACTAGATTTCTACATTAATATTTACAATGCGGTATGCTAGGGGGATGAGTTTACCTCATAAATACTCTAACATAAAAGTAAAGCACAGGAGTTCTCGATGTCAGTAAGTCAACTATACCCGTTTAACGATCAGGCCGATTACAGTCTTTCTAATGCGGTTGTCACAGGGGGAGTAGCTAAGCTAGCCCTAGTTGATAACGCGGGTCTTATTTTTGCCAATACGTTTGATGATGACACGGGGTTTACTTATGATTCGTCAAAAGCGGAGTTTACAGCGGGTACACTCCAACAAGTAGACAAGACACCAACAAATTCCTTACTCGCAGCTAAATATACCTCAGACGCTAATCTAAACTGGCATAAGAACTCAGGATCTCCAACGGGCACACTAAACGGTGCTCCGACTATCAGTGGCGGAAAAATAGTCTGTACCGGGTCTCAAGGAGTTCACTATCAAGACGCCTTAATTGGAAGCGCGGCGCAAAATACTGGCACCATTAAATTCAAATATACGCCAAATTATACTGGAAGTCCCCCCTCGAATGTTAACTTAGCATCCTTAATAGCGCCTTCCGGAAATAATGACCGTATCTTGATTACTCACTCCCCTTCTGGAGATAATTTTAGATTAACGGTAAATAGTGACACCGGGGCCGCTATTGTAGCCACCGCAGCAATAGGCGGGGCTTTCTTACCAACAGCCGCACAAGAATATGAAATAGAGCTTGCCTTTGATGTGGCAGCGGGGGTTTTTAGGATTTTTGTGGACGGCGCATTACATGGAACATCTTCCCCGGGTGCTTACACACGCGGGACCACAGCCACAAGGCTAGTGGCAGGGGCTACTGCTAATGTGTATAATCTGGCAGAGGCTAGTTTTGATGACGTAGTGCTTTTTTCTAATGTTCAACATACTGCAACATACACCCCAGGATATTCACTTACTGATTTCATATATGTAGAAAATAAAGTTGACGGGCCTAATTTCACCTATACCGGAGTCGGAACAGTTCAATCAGTGGATGACGGAACTGTAGTAGAAACTGGGTCTCCTAGATACATTATAGGCGGTCTTTATTGGAACGGATCCGTCTGGGTTGCCTCTAATGGGTCCTACGCCCAAGCCAATGACTCCACTACCGCTCTTTCTAATCTTACCGAAATAGATCTAGGGGGCAGCGGAATTTTGCCGTGGGCAGTTGTTTTCCCGGACTCTAATACACAAAGCACTGTAGATTCATTTAATATTGAGGTTACCGGCCAAAAGTATTCTCCCTCTGGGTATCTAGAGCCAGTAGTGGGCTTAAATGTGTCTGGCCTGGTAGATTACTCCCAAACTATAGTAGTTCCCGCTGGAACTGACGTTAAAGTTATTTTAAAAATAGATAATATTCTTACATATCATAATGGCTCTGCGTGGGTAACCAGTAATGGATCTCAATCAAATACCGCCTCCGAAGTAGCAGATAATGCGGAAGACTTAGTTCTGGGATCTAATTCTGAAATATTTATTAGGTGGATTCTAACAAGTACCGAAGATAATGCGACTTCCGAACTTCAGGACTCAACCGTTGAATACGAATTTGGAGCAATTGAAACCGACCCGGACACTTGCATAGTTTACGGCTACTATAGAGATATAGCTGGCAATCCCATTTCCGGGGCCAGTGTTACGTTTTCTCTTATAAGAGCAAACAAGGAATACACAGAAGCTAATAAAAATATCATCGAGGGTTCTGTTGTCGTAACCACTAACTCCGCTGGGTACTTTCAATCCTCATTAATTAGAAGCAGTGAGTACTCTTTAGATAGACAGTATAAAATAGAGATTAAGAAAACATCTTCTTCTCTTATTACGTCTAAGAATCCAGATAAGACTTTATTAACCTTCGCTGTTCCGGATTCCTCTACTAAAGACATTACTGATTTATTGCCAACTGTTTAATTATACTTGGCAAAATAGAATAAGACTTTTGTCCCGTATTAAAAGTTAAATTTTTATTTAAACTACTCGTATGTTTAAGAAGGCACTAGTAATTCCCGATTGCCACGTACCTTATCATCACAAAAAAGCAGTAGACATTATACTAGAAATAGCTACGGACATAGAGGGTCTCTCAGAGATAGTTATACTCGGGGACTTTGCAGATTTTTACGCCATAAATTCTCACGGCAGACACCCCAAAATGATGCACATTCTAAGTGAAGAAATAGAGGCCGTTAATTCTTTATTAGATGTCATAGATGATTTGTTTCCCGACATTAAAAAAGTATTTATCCAGGGCAATCACGAGTTTCGCCTAGAGAGATATATAATTAATAATGCCCCGGCTTTATTTGGGGTAACTCAATGGAATTTATTATTTAAACTTACTCAAAGACCAAATTGGAAATCAGTACATTATGGCCCAATGCAATGCCACCGTGTATTGGGCAGTGATTTATTTTCTAGACATGAGCCTTACTCCATGAGTTCAGCTAAGGCTAGTCTTTCTAAGTGTTCTTCTAATTTAGTCTACGGCCACATACACCGCAAGGATTACGCCATAGCTAGGCGTCCTGACGGGAAGAAAGTTATAAACTTTAGCCCTGGATGGTTGGGGGATTTAAGAAAGAAAGATGTATTTGGCTATGTGAAAACTCCCCCCTTATGGGAGATGGGCGCCGCCATAGTAAAAGTTGAGGGGTCCTCAAAAGATTTTGAACTAGAGTTTTTAGATTTTGATGAGAGGATAAGATGTCAATACAATGGAAAGATCTACAAGTAGGTCTAGCCGCCTGTATAGTATGGGAAGACGCAGAAGGAAGCGAAAGCTGGGAAGATATAGAGTCTGTCCATCTAAGTAAACTCCCCCTAATACGTACCTGGGGAGAAATATCTTGTATCTCTACTGCCTTTATTGGCATATCTCAAAACATAGACGAAGCAAACGATAAGGTTAGTCACATAATGCTTATACCTACCGGGATGATACGGGATATATTTCTATTTTAAGGGTAACATGGAAGAACTTTTACTTTCTTCGGATTCCACTCCATGCCCGGTATTCTTTTTCTATTTAGCCATTGTATTTTTTGAGTAATTGGATTTCCCGCCCGGTACTTGTAGTCAAATAAACTAGTAACTGTGTTATGGCAAACGGTACACAGGGGTATATGGTTATCGGTTTTTTTAAAAAGCCTCTCGTCCCCTTGATGGGGTTTTAGATGATCGACTACATTAGCCGGTTTTCCGCAAGCGTAGCATTCCGGGTTTATCTCTAGAAACTTCTTCCTGTAAGACTCCCAATTTTTATCATACATTTGATCTATTTTCTTGCGCCCGTTAAACGACTTTGACCCATCTTTTTTATGTTTTGGTTGATAGTTTCTTTGGGCCATCCTATTGAAGTACCCTTTCATTATATTTTTTTATGTGATCTATTGCTTCGGATAAAAAATCCCTTAGTCTTTGGGCATCTTCAAGAGTGAGGGAGAGTATTTCCACTTCCCCTTGATTAACGAATATTGGTCTATTAACCCCGTCAACGCCTACCGCTCTACAGTCTATCAGGGCCTCTATTTCACTACCTTCTACTATCTCTAGCTCTGGGTCCTTTAAGTCTTTTTCATGGGCCATCTTATTGCCCTTAAGTCTGACATATTATAGGTAGACATTCTAAGGGCATTTCGCTGATTACCGCCAATACAGTACAAATGGCCAGTAGATGCTGTGTCCACGTAAAAAGTCACATGACGCCCGGATCCTCCGTCCCTCTTAAGAGTTATTATAGCCCCGTATACTAGCTCAGACGTCTCGCCGTAAGTATCGTATGACGCGGCAGAGGCCGAATGTGTGCTTAAGTAACCGTTCTTTTCTAGAGCCGCACAGGTTAACGCTGCGCACCAAGCAGTTTCGTCGGATAGAGATAGGGGGTGATTTTTTAGTGTCGTGTAATTAAAAGTATCCGTTATGAATGAATTGGCCACTCCACCGCTAATTTCTGCCTGGCCAATATTATCCCATAACCAATTCATCCAGGGAGTTTCTTTTTTAATCATTTTTTAATACCATTGCCCATGGGCATAGTGGATTTATATGCTTCTACATTAATATAGTTTTTGTAAGATAGCATAAGGCAGAATACTAGCACACTTAGGGCCAGACATACTGACACCCATTTTATTTCCTGCTCTGTTATTTCTATTTTCACGGTCTCACCCTCTAAAATTCAATCAGGGACACTACGGCCTGGGTTCTATTTAAAACGTCTAACTTTTTATATATGTGCGTTAGATGGTATTTTATAGTGGCCTCTCTCACGGACATTTTTTCTGCTATCTGCCTATTAGTTAGTCCCAAACATAGGAAATAACCTATCTCTAATTCTTTTGCTGTTAGTTTTTTACCGCGTATGGTACTTTTAAAGCCCGTATCGGCGGGGCATCGTCTAGTCGTTTGCATTCAATCCCCGGCAAAATAAAATAGCGACAACACAGGAAAATAAAATCCATAATATACAAAGCCCCATAGCCCCGTTCCCCTTATACGGGGCGAGTGGCCCCGTAATAGTATAATTCTAGTTTGCTTTAGTTGAAAATACTTTGTCTTTTTTAGCCCTTGCTTTCTTGGGCGCAGGACTAGTCATTTTCTTCTTTTTAGAGAATTTCTCTACATAAACTCCGTACTTATTTTTATTAGTAACCACAAGTCCGTTTATTGTGGTTCTTTGACCTGGGCCAAGTAGAAGTCCAGATTTCTTATTCGGTCTTTCTAGTTTTTGTACTCGTAACATATTTCCTCCGTTGTTTGTTTTAAAAAATTACTACCGCTAAGTAGCTTTTTCAATAGTTTTTATCTTTTCTCTTATTACTTCTCCAATATATTCATCTTGAGGACTGCCCAATATCGTGTGGACAGTACAAGGTTTATTTTGCCCTATACGCTGAATTCGGTATACGACTTGTTTCATATCTCCAGGAACCCAAGGCAAATCGTTAAATACCATATGATTTGATCTAAAAAGATCTTTTCCTTCTTTCATAGATCCTATTGTAGCTACTAATACTTTCCCTTCTCCTGACTGGAACTTGTCGGCTAGGTCGGATCTAATTTTTGAGTTTAATTTACCAGTAATGGCCGTTACCCCGAATTCTTTAGCTATTACCTCAGCCGGGGTAACATGATCGGTATATATTAGAAGACATTCTACTTCTTCTAATAAATTCTTGGCGTACTTAATCGTAAAGGGCACTTTTCTTATAGCTGCCTCTGCCTTAGCCGTTGGGTTTACTGAGTTATTATCTTCTGATTTAAAGAAAGAGTTAAAGGAATCTAGAAGAGATTTATCGGGGGTCTTGGATATTAAAACCGACTTATAGGTAACGGGGGCTAAGTCTAAAACTTCTGAAGATTTTATTCTTATGTATTTTTCTTTTAGCCATTTTTTTAGTTCGTCTATATTTCTAATACCGTTCCATTTAACTACTGTAATATATCTATTTCTTATCTCCATTGTGTATTCTTCCCGGTATGAGAATTTGTCTGCGAAGTCTATCTCAGAGGGATAGAGATCTAAAAATTTAGTTTCCGCTACGGACGGGTTGTAGTAACAAAGGGCTAAAAGACTGTAGAATTCTTGTACTCTGTTCTTTATTGGAGTCCCTGTGAGGATATACACTCTACTTAATGAATTTTCGTATATGTGTTTATGAATGAAAGTAGTTCTTTTGGCTTCCATTGATTTTATTGCATGTCCTTCATCTAGAACTACCATATCGGCCCACTCAAATAAATGCGGGGCTTTTTGTATTAAGTCATAGCTAGTAATAGCGTAATCTGTATCACATATTTCTCGTAGGCTTTTACCCGATGTAAATATGGTAACGTCCGATCCTATAGCCCAGGTGTTTATTTCTTTCACCCAATTTAGGATTAAGTAGCTAGGGCATATTATTAGACAATTTAATTTAAGTTTTTCTCGGATCTCTATAGCGCATCTAGATTTCCCTAATCCTGGGTCTGCGGCTAGTATGCTGTATTTATTCTTTAGGCCGTAGGAAATTACCCGCGACTGATAATCTTTCAGTGCGGGTAGTTTCATTATTTCTTCTTACCAGACATTAATTTTTTAACGGCGGTTTTAAATGCCGCAAGCACATTACCTTTATCATCTAAGAAGTCTTTACCTTCCATCTCTAATGACGCTTCTTTAGCCTTTGCTTTTGACGCCGTTGTTTTTTTCCAGTCGGGGGCTACGGTCTTTAAAGTCTCTGCAAATATATCTTTATGGGTTGAGTTAGTCCTTTGATATACTTCAGGCTTTTTCTTAAAAGACTTTTTACTAGTGGGGGCCTTTTTAGTGGCTCTTTTTGGCTTTTCTTCCTCTACTTCCTCTTCGTCTTCTTCGACTTCATCCTCTTCATCTTCTTCTACTATTTCCTCTTCTTCATCTTCTTCATCTTCTTCTACTATTTCCTCTTCTTCTACTTCCTCTTCTACTTCTTCTTCTGCTTCTTCTGGGGTGCCCCCTCCGCCAGCACTAGCGGCTTTTATCAAGGCCTTAAGATCCTCGAATACGGAGAGCTCATCATCTCCCTTTTCTATAACCGCCGTAATTGTGTAGTCCTCAGATTCGTAATTACCGAGATTATACTTTCTGGTGTACGTTATTTCTTTTAATTTCATTTATCTCTCCTATTGTTTAGTCTCAAAGTAAGTCTGAGTCTTTTTCTTTTAAATATTCAAGTTCGTGGGGTAGCGGCTCTAGAGTGTCCAGATAATCAGCTACTTCCCACTTATTTTTTGCGCAGTCACAAAGCTTTATCATGGCTCTCATATATTTGGCCCGGCCTACGCGTTTATTTTCCTCGCTAGCTCTATAGGATTTGCAATTTTTTACATCCTTGGACGCAAAAATCCATATGAATTCTCTTAGATCCGGATTCTGAAGCCCGAACATATCTAAATATAAAGAAGCTGATAGATCATATTGGTAATAACTTATCTTACTCCTCATGGAGCTATTAGATCTGGCGTTGCCCGTAGTAGATTTTAAATCCGAGATATAATAGCTGCCGAGCATATCTGCCCGGACCTTGACTATTATTTTGTATGCATCTTTAAATCTCTTCTTGGGTCCGTCGATCCATCCGTCTAGGGTTAGCACTTTACCGTAGTAGGGGGCATATATACTACCCCGATGAATATCTATTTCAGTAAATAAAGATATCTCTGGGTCTCCTTCTAAATACCCCTGTGCTATAGGGGAGTTTAAAACCGCATTAACTAGTCCCTCGGCCACTTCTTTTTGTGCTTGAGAGACTATGGTTTTATCCTTATTTTTTTCTTTAAACTTATCCCACTCTTTACCCCGTCTAACTTTTCCGGGGAACACGACACATTCTTCTCTAAGTAGGTGAGGCTCTAGCACAGAGGTATGAAAATACGTGCCCACATCAAAGGCCGCATTTTCTTCCCTCTCTACATTTTTTAGAATATGTTTATCAATGAATATACTCTCATCATCTAGTAAGTCCTTAAACTGGGAACTAGAAAAAGACCCCGGAGTAGAATGGTACTCATTAATTGGCATATCTTTTATAAATTTATGAAGTTTTGCCGTACATTTCATCTATACCCCTAAGACCTATAGGTCTTCATCCTCGTTGTCTTCCTCGTCATCCCCCTCTTCCACTACTAAATCTACTTCTATTAGATGGGCATCCTTTCCTTTGTATTTACCCCCCTCTATTTGGGCTGATCCGTTATACATTATTTGCACCATCTCTCCTTCCTCCACTTTAGCCATTGCTTTATTTAATTGTCCGGCGGAGTTTAGACCAATAGTTTTTCCTATTACTTTTTTAGCATCTTTGCCGCTAATAAATTGGGCATCCACCACATCTATAAGCCAGCTTGGATTTCCATACTTATCGGTCCTACTGCCTTTGTATGTGCCTATAATTAAGTCCCCAAATTCCCAATCTTTCCATGGCCTATAGACACTAGGTCCCCCGGATAATTTCTTCTTTGATTTAAAAACTCTTTTTGACATTATTTCCCCCGTAGGTGTTAAAGTAAGTCGGCATCATTGCCGTCAAAATATTTTGAAAATCGTTCGTATTCCTCTATTGCTCTTTCATCTATATATCTGTTAGAGCAAGGTACTTTCCATCCACCTATGTCGAGTTCGGAATCTGGCCCGTAATCAGGACTCCAGGCATACGGATCTAATTTTATGTTGCCCGATACTGTATAAAATTTAGTTCCTTTGTAGTAATACTGAAATCCTTCCCTCATGGAGTCCCTTAAATCGGCAATCTTTGATTCGTCCCCGACATTACCTTCTATATAGATCGCATCGTGTAGAGTGAATATTACCGAGGCCCCGCGCTCGACTACGAGATCGACTGCCTTTCTCATAATTGACGCCCCGCATCCTTGAATAGGGACATTACACACTGAGCGCAGATTCTCATTGTCGCCAAACATTCTCCATCCGCAAGGAAGCCGTATACCTCCGCCTAACTCATACTCTTCCGTTAATTCTTCTTGCCACTCTTTAAAGTCTGCATAGGCATCATAGAAGTCGTCAATTTGCTCTTGCGCCTCGTCCTCGCTCCAATATCTTCCCGTATCGCTAGTTAGTTTCGCGGATAGTCCGTATTTGGTCATGAGGTAGCTAATACCTAAAGTCGTGCTTTTAAATAGATCTCTAATTTCTTTATAGTCTTCCCGCTTGCCGTTCATAGGTACTGCGCCAGATAATTTTGCAGTGTGTAGGTAGGGATCTCCAGATAAATAAGCCTCTATCATATTTTCATCTTCAGACTCCAGTGCGGATACAAAGAACTCTTGTTGTCCGTAATCAATACTGGCTATAAATTTCCCCGGCTCTGGCATAACTAGTGCCCGCATCCATGCGGGTTTCAAGAACATGAAGCCACTAGCCGCTGGCTGAGATCTAGAAGATTGTGCCCCGTAAATATTCATATAGGGCCTTACTCTCCCGTCACTGCCAACGGAATCCCAGAAGTTTTTTCTTTTCCCCCCGGAATCACTAAAACCGTATAGGGACTGTTTTAGTTTTAAGAATCTAACCATTTGTGCCCCGAAATTTCCTTCCGGGTATGTGTGTCTGAATTGATAGAACTTCTCAAACGCCTCTAAGGACAAAGATGTGTTGCCCCCGTCAGTCTTCATCCACCTATCGGTATTGTGGTTTTCTTTAATCCACTCTCTGGTAGCTATTTGATTCCACTGAAATTTAGTTTCTCTTTTGTTCCATCTAAAAGGAAGTATCTCTGGAAACTGTCTATTTATATCTCTTTGGCAAGACATTAAGATATTCGGTATTTGACTAGAAAAATTCCTAGTGGACTTAACATCTATTGGGTATCCAGTGGACTCCATTATAGCGGTGTGTGCGGAGTATCTGCCCCTAAGCATAGCCTCTTCAAAGAACTCATTTTTACGCGTAGAAGGATCTAATTTAAAGAAATTATATTTCACCTTCTCCCAAATTTTGGGCAGAAAAACAACATCTTCTAAACAGTAATTCATTATTTGTTTGCGTTCGTCTTCGGAAAATACTTTGGGATTAGATATAATGAGATTCCTCATTACTGTTTTTTCTTCGGTATCTCTAATTTCCCCTGTTAATTTATACGTGGCCTCGGCTAAAGAATGAGTGGCCTTAAATCCAGTCTGACTGTCTTCCTCACTTCTTTCCCACTTTGGTTTAGGCTTTTTAAAGAACTTTACTTTTCCATCTACTAATTGCTTTCCCCATTGCAGTTCGTCATTGTGGTTAGTGAGCATTCGATATTCTAAAAATAGGTCTATCCATTTAAACTTTAAGGGATCTAAATTTAAAGCAAGAAATGATCGGGCCTCCGCGACACAGGCGTAACCAATAATTATTTCAAATTGCGATAGATACTTTATGAGTTTACTCTTTGCATTGGGGGATCTATGAAGCCAGAATTTCTTTCTTATATTTGTTTTTTGTTCAAGGGTGCAGCAACAAACCAAATTAACATTCGGCTCTACGACTCTATTAAATTCAAAATCTATATAGATTATTTTGGACAAGCTTTTCCCTCGTTATGTGGTCTAGTTATGAAACGCCTGCAATGGGTCAGTCAATATGAAAAATAAATTGCCGCTTGACGACATTAAATTCATTCAAAATATTCTGAGAAAGGGATCAACTCGGTGGAAAGGAAGATCCGAATGTTTAAAACTGGCCCGAAAAAGAGTTTTCGCAAGAATTGGAAATAGGGGACAAAGAATTTATAAGTATCATTGGCAGTGCGCTATTTGTAAAAGATGGGATAAGAATGTGAATAGTATGGAAGTGGATCATATAGAAGAGATAGGCCCGTTTAAGGGAGACTGGAATGATTATCTTCTAAGACATTTCCCGCCACAGGAGAAACTTCAATGCCTTTGTATTACTTGTCACATGAAGAAAACTTCTCTCTATAATTCGGCCAAATCTAAGTGGAGTAGAAAAAAATAACCCCGGATTATTTACTAAGTCGTCCGGGGATACGACAAAACCGTTTTCGGTGGAGATCTCCTACTAAGGAAATCTGAATTAATTATTTCATATTATTTTTAGTAAGCCAAGTATTTCAGCCCAGACTTTAGTACATTTAAAACGGATATCTAGGCAATTTTCATAAGTATTTTTCTAAAATCATCCATGTCAAAGCCTGGGCAAGTTTTTCCACTATTAAACTCATAGTGCCCATACCAACTTTTAAAATTAATTTGATAAATATCTCTATATGTTCGGTAGGCATTAAGAAAATAGTCTATCTGAGCTACCGAAGGAAACCATCGGCCCTCGTAAGCTATACCTATCGAATCTTGATTGTGACCTTGCGTGTGTGCGCCAATGACATTAAGATCCCTACCATTATGGGCATAACCTGACCTGTCTACATATTTATGATAGCCGATATCATTAAAACCTCTGTTTAAATGCCATTGTCTGATATGGCCCACATTTATTTTAGATTCTATTGTGTCGATAGTATCCGTACAGTGGAGAATTACGCATTTAGGATTGTTAGTCACTCTATCGCCCCTTCTTCAATCCACAATTTCAAATAAGCTTTTTCTTCTTTAGTAGCCTTTGGTTCACCCGCAGGCGGCATTAAATCAAATTCAGTGCTTATAAAAAGTTTTGATGCCATCGGCTGACCTGGCACTACTCTAAGCATTACTGAGTTATATAGTGAAAGATCAAGCCCCCCGCTGAGATTATTAGAATGATGGCACCCTAGACATTTTGGTAGAAATACAAAATTAAAAACATCTAGAAATCTAGGATGCTCTGGCATATCCATAGACGGTTCGTCTATCTTGGTTACTGGATCGTCGTGATAAGAAGCCAAGCAAGATAGACCAATAACAAATAATATAAAAATAGGAATGATTTTTGCTAATTTCATTGCGCCACCCACATTAAGAAAGCTAGCAACAGCCAAACTACTATCCAAAAAACAGCAAAACTTGCCACAAATATAAAAAGAGATTTATCAGCTAGGTACTTCAAACTATCCTCCAGTCTTCATAAGCCATTTTAGCTCTATTCCATTTTTTAATTCTGCCGCAATGAATACACGACATAAAGTATCCATTACGCGGGAGAGAAGAATCGAAATACAGGCAACGATGGTACGTTCCATTAATCAGGGATCTTACGTCTCTATAGGACTCTCTAACAAACACCCAGACTATCATTAGGGTTATTATTATAATGCCAAAAGGAAAGAAAATAATGTTAACAAGTATTTTCAAAATAGTCTCCTAAAGTAGGTTCTTTTAACTTGGGAATCCTAGACTTTTCACTATCCCGCAAAAAAAATATTATCCTGCTATCAAATAAGCTTTTCATTTAACCGCCATAGACTTAATTTCTTCCGGTGTTTCTATTAGAGGCTTTGGGACGCTTTGTGCATTCGCATCCTCCACCGCTTGGAATGTTTCCTCAAACCATAATACAAAATTAACCCACGCTTCAGGTGAGAAACCAACTAGCCTTTCACAGTGTTCTATTGGGTAATCAACACTTTCACTGACTCGCCCAACTACTGAAGGGCTGACTCGATATTGATGACACCGACAAACATTAAACTCAACAGAGACAACGCATCTTTCTTCGTCGGACTTCTCTGGTATCTGCACCGTCTGACAACTAAATAATAATGGGAACAGAATTAAGACAACAAACCTGGTCATTGCCAAAAGAATCTCTCACCTTTTAAAATAGTTTCAAAAGGCTCTCTGTCGTTCATGGCAACCGTTAAGATGGCGTACCCCAAAACTAACGGAGTCCACACTGGTGATGCTATTATCACGATGATTAAAGAGATCCAGTTAACGAAGATTCTAATTATTCTCATATCGACTCCCCAAAAATTTCACGGCAAATTATCAACCGCACTATCAAACTCCTCTTTAGTTTTTGCATCTTCTAGCTTTTCAGCTTTCTTCTTATAGATGGGTTTTTTAATTGCGCTCTCGCCCTTTCTGACTGCCGTTTTCCACAAAGGCACAATCCATTTCTTCCAAGCTATGTCAAAAAAGAAAGTCGCAAGCCAACCCCAGACACCGCCTATAGCAGTGCCTAGGATCTTTTTTAAAAGCCAGTCGAGTACCCACTTCCTAAGCCAAGCTAACACCTGGCCTCTGAAAAAATCCCCAACTGTTTTAATAATCTCTTTACTCTTAGACATCTGGAATGTCGTCTTCACCGTCAATCTTATCGATGTAGTTAGCCTTAAGCTTTGCTTTAAAATTATCGCCAACAAGTTTTTTTAACTCTCCTGCGATCTTCTTACCTAAGTCATCGAACAAAGAATCCTGCTCGCCTAAAAGACCGTCAATCGCGTCATTTAAAGCTGCTTCTGCCATACCACCTAATTGTTTTCTTATATCCATTTCTTGTTTCTCCTATAGTTAGTTAAAAGTTAAATTATTTACTAGCAATGCCTTGCTCTTGATCGAACTGAGTAGCTGCACTTTCTGGACGATCTGTAGGGGTAGCATTTTTGACGTGAGTAATCAGAGACCTCACATAATCTATATTTTTATCGAATCGGTCAGAATCGAATTTATACATGCCAGCCGGTAGGTCTTTAGATTGAGATTTCACAATCTCCACATCCATTATTTGAATGATATATAATAGCTCGTGAATGGTAGTATTTTCTTGTTCCGTAGGCGCGGGCAATTCTTTTAGCTCAATCAACATCTTATGTGCATGTGGCCAATCTACCGGGTCTTGAGACATTACGTGTTTTTTGTAACTTTCAAGTTCAGCCACATACGATTCCAATCGGACAACATCTGGAGTTCGCATGTGCGACACGTCTTGAGATACCGTACCAGCCACTTCGTGATATATCTTACCTAGCATATTATGCAGCGTACTAATATTTAAATTCTTTGTGTTCATTTACCTTCTCCTCGTTGGTTTTTGTTTTGTAAACTACCCTCTAGCCTAGCTAGAGATTGTAATACTAAATTCATACTCGCTGTGAGACCGTCAACTTTGGCCCACATTAAGGTTTCTTTTTCTTTAACTTCTGTTTTATGTGTGTCGTGATCTTTTTCTAGATAGAGGACTTTTGCCTCTAGACGAATGAGCCAAACTAGGCCAGATAAGAAACCTATTATCAAGGTAGATAACTCTATTTTCATAATTTAATTCTCCATCCCTAGATTTTAAATATGTAAAACTATCCTAATCCTAAATAGTCGAGGATGTCTTCTATTGCTTTTTTTATGTCCTCTTCATTTTTTAAATCGCCGGACTTCTTGCCCTTTAAATTATTATATAGGACTTCTTTTTGGGCAGCTAGCGCGGCTCTCTCGTCTCTGGCCGCTTGAGCCAGAGCCAGCTTAGCCGCTTTTTTTGTGGGATTAACTATCGCCTGTTTTGTGATTGATCCTTCGTCTTCTACCTCTATAATGTCTAGCCAATCTACATCTCTAACAATTTGGCCGTCCTCCATAGGTGCCCGACAAACCGCATCGCTGGGAACTTGTCCAAAATATCCTGAAATTGTATAGCTTCCTTCCGGTCCTCTTACGTAGTACGTTTTACTCATTATCTTATTCTCCTTGCCCAAATAATAGGTGCGGAATCTGGATTTGTTAGAGCGCCCGTCTCATCAGTTTTTATTACTCTGATCGTTTGGTTAGCCGCCGTCGCATTAGTCCTATGTCGTAGTTTGTAACTAGTAGTTGAAGCTATTGTTATTTCTGTTTGCTTAGAAATAGCAAAACCAATACCTGTATAAGTGGCATCCAGGTTGGCTTGAGCGTAACCAATAGTGTCATTAACATTAACATCCCCAGTTGTTGCTAGGACTAAATTAGCTCTTGGGGTGATTGTTCCTGCAACCCTATTCATTTGCACAGATACATCATATCCGATCTGCCATGTGCCAGGAGTTAAAGTAATTGTAGTGGGAGTGGCCTCACAATCTTCCCAGGTGTCGGCGGCTACTGTGTCTTGAGTAGTGCCCAGTTCCGCTGCAATATACTCAGTCTGGCCAAACACAGAGAATGTCGAGAAGTTGGGCCTTCTCTCTACAGTCAGATAACTTTGTATTGCCCCAAAATTTACCGTATAGCTTGTGTCCGTTTCTGAGTCCACTGACGCAGTTAAACTATCCCCCTTATTGAGGAAAACTATAGTAGACCCCTGTACCTGCGCGATTGTACCAGTATAGTCTTGGAATGACTGTATGATTTGATCCCCAGAAGTAGGATTATTTACCCTTACTCTCCCGATTATAAAATCGTCGGCGGCTAATGATGCTACAAATAAATTTAATTTTACTTCATAATACCCGCTGGCCGGAATAACTATGGCGTTATTGCCCGTATCCGACATGCCGCCTTCGTCAAACTGCGTTGCATCAAATAAAACCTGTGTCTCCGTTGCTGAACTTATAGTTTGATTTGTACTTGAATTATTCAAAAATATTTTAGATTTTGCACTTAGGAATGAAGCCTCTGTAGTTGAAAGCATCGCTCCAGCAGACCAACCCTCAATCGGAATTTTAAAATTAACACTAAGCCCGTCTGCGTTAGTCCAAGTAAATGGAACTGATGCCCCCCAGGCACCGCCTCCGCTGCCATCTCTTATTCTAACTCTATCAGTACCGCTCGAAGGCGTAGATATCACGCCCGCATACGACCCAACACCGGAATCAAAAGCCGAAGCTGTTCCAAAGTGTGATGCATCAGTTCCCGCCCCTGTATCTGATATTTTATTCGCATCAAAATTCAAAGAATTAGGTAGTATTATCTCCATATTCCCAGACACAGAAGAAATATCAAAAGTAGCTTCTACTTCTAGAGAGTCCCCCACGCGTCTCATTCTCGCTGCGGCGGCATCGTTTGAAAAATTATTTACTGTTAAAGATACAGTCTCCCACTCCGTGACAATAGCTCCGGGAACCAAGGTGTCTGGGCTGACTTTTACATTATCTATTTTTAAATTATCATCATTAGCGTTAGTGCTAGTTTGATGAATAATTAATCTATAGTTTAAACTAGTAGTAGCTTCAAAAGTAGCATTAAACCTAGAGGCAATATCCTGACCCGGAAAAATAATATCCCCGTCATCGTCATTTGTAACTGCGCCGATTAGCGCGGTGTTGTCTATATCGTAGATAAAAACTCTTTTATCCCCATTCACATAAGTTGCTACGTCTATAGAATAATCAAAGCTTACGAATAGTCTTTTATTTATATCTGCCGGATCTATTGCAAAATCGTAAGAAACCCCTTCACCTTGTACATTCGCCGCAGTCTTATGGATGTTTAGTGATTGTGTGCCCCTTAAAACATTTATAGAATCAAGATCTAGTTCGAGTAAATTTGCTGCCCCATCTCCGGAAGCGGGGGTGGCACTAGCTCCATCGTCATACGCTACCCATCCGTCAGCATTAATCTCAAAATCACTATTTTCTATATAATTTATGCCCCCTTGTCCTGAACCGGACCCAGAAGTAGAAGACATTATTTTCCAACGTGAGTCGGTCAAAGAGTAAAATAAAATAATAGCCTGACCCGGACTTAGGCCTATACTAGTAGATCCGGGTAAAACTATTCTATTGGCGGCTGATGCGGAGGCATCCTCATTATTTATAGTAATATTGGCCGTGGATGAATTATGAATTGTTAGAATTTTAGCTTTTCCAGTGGCGTCTATTCCCTGCAAAACGGTATCGGTAGAGCCCGTTAATCTGACAATTGAATTTGTTGTATCTAGAGCAGCTATTGTGGTTGTAGTGGCTACGTCTTGCGCCGCCAACTCTAAGGCATTTATCTTAGAGGGTTTTATATCCTCAATTTTATCCGTTATCTCAATCGCGTCTGAAGCGGTAGCACTGCCCACATCAGTATTTCTTATTGTTACTTTTGTACCCTGGTTACTAGCATCATGCGCTTCTAAAGCTTGAGTCTCTATTTCAAATACTTCATTAGATGCACTGGCATCGTCTGTAGTTTTATGGGAAATCATCCCCACAAAATCGCCATTTTGTGTAGCCCCCGTACCCGCAATCCTTTTCTTTTGAATTGATAAAAGTCCCGGAGTCGTGGCGTCCTCAACCCTAGTAGACTGGATTCCCGTTCCTTGAACTTCTAAAGTAGTAACAGGAGTCTCTGTGCCTATGCCCATTTTACCGTCAATTAGTCTAAATATTTCTACTATAGTGGCGGATCCTGTGGGAGTGGCCTCGAAAATTATAGTGGCCCCTGTTTCAGTGGCGGTCATGTCGTCTAGAGACTCTACTCTTATTCTGGCAACAACCGGATCACTCGAATCAACAGCCCGGCCTACGGCTTGAATATCCATGATAACGTCATCGGTTAAGACCTGTCCGTTATTTGCTATTCTTTGTTTAATGAATTTTAAAAGTGCTCCGTCTGCGTCAGCAGTTTGTTTGAAAATCTCAAAAAATGAATCGGTAGTGGGGAATGAGGCTTTAAGCGTATTCAGATTTATACGAAAAATTTCAATATCATTAGTTCCGTCATAAACTTTATAAGACCAATAAAAATTAGGAGTGGCCTCATTAGTGGTGTCTATCCATCCGCCCGCTGCCTGAGTTTCGCTAGGCCTTGTTGTGCCGCTAAGACCCGACATAATTGCGTTTTTAAAGTCATCTAGAAGTACCGCCAATTGTGTACCTGAAGTTGTATTTGGATTTATGCTCGACCAAACAGTTTGGCTCATCTATTCCCCCTAAATAACTAAGTTACTTTTTCTTCCGTAACCTTTTACCATCGTATCAAATGTTCTAACAACGCCTGTGTCACTACTATTAAAAAATTTAACCGTAAATCCCTCTAAATCTCTATTAGTAAATGTCCAATAATCTCCCGATTGTGCATTCTCCAGGGATACTTGAATATTCGGAGAAGTCCCTGGTCCTTTAAAAGCTGGACTATACGTGACAGTGTACCCAGTCGATGCATCTGAGACAAGATTATTATAGTTATCTACTCGGTCGGGCATATCTGCTTTTATAGTCGCATCAAACACTCTAGGACTGGCGTTTGGTCTGTTACTAATGAGTTTTAAACGATGCTGAAAAATACGACCCGTTGCGTCCCCCATTGTGAAATTTCGCCATTCTGTCCAAAGATCGTCTTGGCCCCCGCTAAGAGAACTTACTGCATCTAGAGTAGTCCACAGACTGATTGTATTAAAAGTATCTGTTGACCTGTACTGGGTTTGTACTTCCCAGTCATCCACACTAACTGAAGACATAGCCGTTAGTCCGGCGAGAGTGGTCCAATTTACCATCAGATCCCCCTCATAAAAACCCTCGGCCTCAATTAATGATTGAAGCCTTACAGTGTATATGTCCCCGAGATCTAAAAGATTATCGTAGTTATAATACCCCGGAGTGAAGTATTCGATATTTTCGGGATCTCCCGATACCTTCTCCTTTAAAACTAATGCTGCCCCTATATCCACCACATCTTGCTTACTTCCGGGGAATGTCGGGGAGTCCGTGATTGTCTCAATTATATTTAGATTAAATAATTCTGGAATTGTGGTAACAGCCCTAGCTTCATTTAAAGACTGATTTCCGTTAAAATCTATAGCCTTAATTAAATAAACTCCGCTTCTAGCTTGAGTAGAAACGGTGCTAGTATTTGAATCAACTCTCATTAAAGGTATGGACGACCCCCAAATACTATTCACATTCGGAGAGTATCTTATAAGATACTCATTGGCGTCACAGTCAGAAATTCTATCCCAAGAAAGTTGAAGAACTTCGGCAGTTATGTCTGTTCCAAAAATTTCAACATCGCTCGGGGGGTCTGTCTTTAAATTTAAAATCACAGATACAATACTCGCCCCGCCCAAAGGTATTTTTTTACCGGAAGCTGATACGGCTAGAACTTTAAAACTAAAAGTATTTCCAAGAAATTCTTCATCCGGGGCAACATATCTAAAATCGCTATCACTAGACCTTCCCGCGACTGCGTACCCGAGACCGTAATCTGCGTAAATTTCAAAGAATTCAAATACCGATCCTTCGGGGTATCCCCAGTCTAGATCTACATAATATTCATATCCCGTACCTGCGCAGGCCCATCCACTGTCTACTATTATTAAATCTTCTACCGCTGCCGGAGGGAAAGAGTTAGGGTCCGTAATTAGTGAAATTTGTGGGTTATAGGGAACAAATTCCTCGTCAGACTCGAAGTTATAAACTTGCTCCGCACGTTCTACTAAAACTAACTGAGCAGATAAATCATCATTTGGAGTTATAGATTTAACGATGCAGTCAAATACTATGCTATCTACTTCCCCGACTACGATCAAATCCCCTACTTGAGGTATCGCCCCGTCTGCCACAAAACTACTGGGGGTAGAAGGAGTTAAAGTGGACTCATAGATAACCCCGTCATTTGAATCCCTGAAAACATACCCATAGCTAGGACCTCCGGGTAAATCTAGAGAGTCGTCTATCGTCACAGTAGTCCCGACTACCGCCTTTACCCTGGCCGGTCTGCCGCCTACTCTCATTACATCTTGGGTGATTTGCACAAAATCCCCACGAGTACAAATGAGATGCTCAAAGTCCACAGTCAGACTCATAACTTCTTGGCGGTATTTATTTTGGGCCATCATAAATCGGCCAAAGCGCCACGCCTGTTCTTGGTTAGTACATGCAAAGGTCTCAATTTTATCTATATCCGTTGCATTAGTATCGTTAAACCCATCATCGTAAACAAGCTTATCACTTAGTTCCCAATTTAATGACGGATCTATATATCTAACTCTTATGGCATGGGGTTGTTTGGAATAGTTTCTGGTTACACTAAAATCTTTAGAGTTCCTAGGGGTGAATATCTGAACGGGGGTCACTCTATCAATATCTAAAAGAGCGGCGTACTTTCCGTCAACCATATTTAAAGTAGCTTGCGCACTATTAGATACCTGATTTAGAACTTCCTGTAGTGTCGTCTTATAGTCTAGTACAAAATTAGATTCATATCTTGGAAATTGGAGAGTTACTCCAGTAGGAGATGGGGGAGAAGCATCACAGTAATCGGCCCACTCAACTATAGAATCTAAATCAAGTCTGGATTTTGGAATAGCTTTTTTATTTACTTCTCCTATTAATAAATCCGTAAATACCCAGGCGGGATTACTGGTTATTTGTCTAGACCACGTAAGTGTGTCATCATCATATACTTCTAAAGCAGTTGTTACTACTCCCGATAAATTGGATATACTCCCGCTAAGTTGATTAGTGGCTTTTATTCTAATCTCCATAAATAAATGGCGTTTCTCAGTAACTATGGGGATAGTCTCTATTCTAGTTACAATGCTGGCCCACGTGAGTCTGTCGCGTTTTTCCGGGCCGTAAGCCCCGATAGTCTGTACTCTTTGAACTCTTACTTCAAATTGTCCTGTATCCCTAGGTGTAAAAGAAACCGTAGAGTACACGGGCCTAGTAGAATTTCCGGTTATTCTAACAAATCCGGTGGAACTGGAGTTAACATAACTTCTACCTGCGTAAGTATTTTGGGGGGAGAAATAAAAATTATTCTGAAGTTGCCCGTCGCTAGATTGATTGTATTTTGTTTTAAATAAAAAGATAGCGGGAGTAGGTCTGTCCAGGGTTACTGTCTTATATTCAACTCCAAAAGTAGAAACACCTGTAATTATACCTATAAGCTTGCCGTATATGTAAATATGGTTTCCGACTTTAAGTTGGGAGTTATTCTTAATGCGTAAGGTGGTGGCCCCTTTCGGTATTCCGTAGTAGACGGATAGCTCTCTTACCTGGGTGAAATCGGGGTCTGTCAAATATTCCGGGTTATCCGTAAGATCCACCCTGGCGTAATTATACTGACTAGAATGCAGTAAAGTGTAGGGGGTAGCATCATAAGAAAGTAGGGGATTGCCGAAACCCCTAGTATACGGGGGAAGAGGAAAAAACTCTAGCTGAGTTCCCCCGTACTCTGACACCTTACCGCCAATGGTTACATGGTTGCTGACATAAGCGGGATCGTTATACATCCTCCAAGTTGTTTGTCCAACTTTTCTAAATTGAATTTTAATATCAATACTTCTCTCTATTTTAGTTCCAGAGGAGTTAAACCCGACAAGCCCCTCTTGATTGGCAAAATTTAAAATTATTGTTTGTTTATTGCCTTCCGTATTACTTGCCGAATTCCTAACTGTTTGGTATTCGGCAACAGGAGTACCACTGACATCACTATTGCCATTTAGCGCGTAACTTACATTCTCCGACTCTACATCATTCTTATAGAGTTCAAAATCCTCGGCTAAATCTTCGTCCCAAATCCCCTCGCTAATTGCGGGCTTATTGGGATCTACAAATCTGTAGTCGATATCTGTGAATTCTTCTATACTAGTGTCCCCTATCCTTAAGTCTTCAACAACTCCGGGGCCTAGGCCGAAATCATAAATGGCGTATAGATATTGGACGAGTTCCCCGGTAGAGTCATTTTCCAATTGCGTGTAAGGATTTGCGGCTACTGGCGGGAAGAGTCTATGCTTCCCGTATACTTTAGGAACAGTGGAGAGTTTTTTAGAAGCATTGCTCTGTCCTGTAACAGAATACATTTGGGAAACTTCACTAGATATTTCTGATCCAGAGGCGGGGATACTGGGCGGAGGTATCAATCCATTTAGTATTAGCCCCGTGGCCATCGCGGCACCGGCTGTAGTAAGGGCGGAGGCGAGAGGCCCCCAATGTTGAGTGGATAAGCCCACTGCTACCGTTACTACGATCAAAGCCACTTGTCGTATTAATGCCCCGGAGTCTCCCTTCTTAATAACCGGACATATTAAAACATTATCTTCTTTCTTTAATTTTATTGTCTCTAATAGATCTTTATCTACCTCTACCCCATTAAGAACCGCTTTAAATACTTCATCCTTCGGCAGTTCCCCGGTATTAATTCCCTTTAACGCCCTTGCAAAAGCTTTAGATAGGAGTTCTCCATCCGTGATCTTAAATCTCAAGTCATCTTCGTTATTTTCTATAGATTGAAATCTTACTTTTATCACTTAAGGCTCCTATGCCTATAGTACCCGGTAATTCTCGTAGCGTATCTAGAAAGGGAATCTATGACAACCCCGCTGCCGCTTAAAGAATGAATGAATCTGCCTTTAGATATATTCATTCCTATATGGGACTCTACTCCACCTATCCGGATAAGAATTATGTCCCCAGGTGAAGGTATTTCGGCCCGTTCAAATTCCCCCTTATTAGTTCTAATGAGAGACTGGGTTTCTTTGCGGCTAGGAACATTTTCACCGTAATACTGATGTACGTCTAGTCCGTAAATCTCTCGGTAGAGAGATTTAATTAAGTCCCAGCAATTATACTCTTCGTAAGACTTTCCTATATACTTAGAACAGGCCTGGAAAATTAGACGGCTCATATTTTTCTCCAGTCATCTCTACGTTTAAGAAATCGTCAACAATTATCTTGGCACTTATTCTTTGCTTAGTCATTTGGATACTCTGTATTTTTAATTCCCCTTGGGTTATTTGAACATCGTCGGGCATGGAGGCTAAGATTAATTCAATCGTAACTCCTATCTGTGAAGTTACACTTCGTATCTCATCCACTAATTCAAGGGACACATTGTCTAGTTCTATTGAGAACTCTCGTACACTCTCCCCATCATCTACCGGGAATCTTATTTTAAACGGAAATGCTAAATAGGTTTCTCCCCTGGAGACAATATCTTTGGTGTTATTGACAAAACGAATGGTGTCAAAACTATCGTGAGTTAGGGTCAAAAGAGTTAGAAAAGGATCTGTGGATTCCTGGGAAAGAAGCTGATAGACAAGTTCGGGACTTAGATTGTTTGCCATTACGGGGCTTTCTCTAGGGCCATGGATACGCTAAATGTGTTTCCCCCTACATGGGTAATTCTGGGGGGAGATAAAAATCTAAAGGAGGCCGGAACTAATTCTATGGGGTCATCCCAATCGAAGAACTCAGTCCCGTTATTTAAAGTGGTCTTATAAAAAACTTTTAAATCCTCGTATTCCGTGATGTCTACAAATATTGTAGCCCTGTATTGATCCACCGAATCCGTAAACCTACTTCTAACTTTTGCTAGGCCTACGTCAACGTCTGTTCTTACTCGGGTCTCTCCGAAAACTAGTTCAAATTGCGATGCCTCAACTTTTTGTTGTAAGGTAGCGGGCCAAGTAGCCATTAGTATCCCTTCCTAGTTATCCCGAAGTTACTTCTTAACTGCCTATCGTAAATCCCCTTACTTAGTCCGTCTCTTACTTTGCTTTCAATTAGTATTTCAATATTTCTTTCTCCGCTTGAACCAAATGTTTCTTTAGTGTCAATAGAAGTGTCTGAATTATTTATTATATTTATATTTACTGGACTAACACTGGCCTCTACCCCTAGCTTTCCCTTATTTCTTGTAAGAGGAAGTATGGCCTCGGGTCCTGCTTCTCCCATTAGTCCAGTCTTTGATCCATAGTTAAATAGGGTAGGAGAATTTACGATGCCGCCGCTTGCGAACTTTCTGACACCATTTTCAAAGGCCGCGCCTTTCCCTGCGACTACATTCGGATTGAAATTACTCGCAGGAAGCTGAACAGGCGCCGAGCCGCCGCCAAATATGGATTCTGCCAGAGGTTTTAAAATATACATCCTCAGAGCTATTCTAGCTAGATCTATAAGTATAGATTCGGCGAATCTGTTAAACTCGAATTTTCGGGTTTGGGCTAAATTTATTAGTTCATTTTCTAGGGTAGAGAAAGAGCGAGTTATTGCGCTTGTTACATTTTCAGATAACGTACCTATGCCCTCAATGTAATTTTGCACCCCCTCATTAAATGAGGCGCTGAAAGAGAATCTATCATTAAGGGCCTGAATTTCTCTATTATATTCCCTTAGTGTTATAAGTCCCGAGGCCATCTCAGCTTGTAATTCTTTTATTCTCAATTCTTTAAAAAGTTCGTTATATTTTTTAAGACTTATTCCCCCCAAATCTAGGGCCACACTAAGTCCGTCAATTGACTGTAGCTTTAAATCTGACAATTGCTTAGAGAAATCTTGAAGAGATACTTTACCGGTAGCAAACTTATCACTGAGATCGTCTATTTTAGCTTTATTTAATTCTTCAAAATACTCCCTCACACCTATCTCGCCTTCTTGGAAAGCCACGTTAAGGAAAGATATTCTTTTTTCTAGAGATCCCGCGCCACCTCCTAAAAGTTTATCGTAGGCAGCTAATTGTTCTTTTACAAAATCCGGGTCTAAGCCGAATCCGGGTTTTTTGTTTTTATTATTTAATACTTTATCCGCATTTGCTCGTAAATCGGCGGCCTCTTGTTCTAGTTTTTTATTAAGGTCAGCGATTCTTTGAAGTCTTTTCAGCCCCTCTTCCGTTTTCAGCGTAGTGCTTGCGGAGAAGGTATTTACAGCTATTCGCATGTCCTTCAATACAGCCTGAAATCTATTAAAATGAGCTTCCAGTTTCTCCAAATTATCTACTATAAAAAACACAGTTAAGGTCACCCCCAACAGTAGTGCCGTGAAGGGGTTTTTTAGGGCCAATGCCGCCAGAGAAGCCCCCAATTTGGAAAGAGCCGGAAGCAGTGTGAAGATGATAGCAATACCCAATCGAGGTATTTGGGTAAGAGCTATAACCCCGAGTAACGCGGCAAAAAGACTAAATTTATCAATCATAAAATTAAGAGATTTAGCGAAGTTTCCCGATATATCAAGGTCCCTGTTTAACTTAAAAATAGCTAGCCTCACCCCGTTTAGGGCCGCGACAATAGTTTTCTCAATGGTGGGTTTTAAATTCTTTGCTTGCTCCGCAAGTTTCTCTTGATTTTGAAATAATATTCTTAAAACATCCGTAGCTGTGATAGCGCCCGTAGCAGCTTTTTTATATATGTCCTTGCCGTATTCTTTGCGCAATAGTTTTGCGACAACCGCGTTTTGCTCCATGACTGATCTTAATTCTTGCCCTCTCACTTCTCCCGAAGCAAAGGCCTGTGCTAATTGAACAGTGGTAGCGGTCGTTTCTTTTAAAGTCGCTCCGGCCACTAAAAATGAATCTTGTAATACTTTTGTAATCCCTATTAAAAACTTAGTCTTGATCCCGGTGCCGCCTATAGCCGCCGACATTCTTGTGAAAGAATCCGCTGTAGTGTCAAGACTAGTTTGAGTAGCGTCTGCTACATCTCTTAATTGAACTAATGTCTCGTAGGCATCCGCTTGTCCCCCCGTTAGAACTTCTATTCTATCTCCTAGAAGTTGGATGGAGTCAGACATCTGTACAATTTCCCTAATTCCAATGGCACCGATATAGCTTAAAAAAGTATTTTTTAGAAAACTAAAGTTTTGGGCAAGAGACCTTGTATTTTTAGTCACCATGCCTAGTTGTTTAGACATGTTTTGGATATCCCTATTTCCTTGGGTGTCTACCTTTATGAATATCCTTCTTGTCTGAGTCCCTACTGCCACTATTTTTCCTATCAGATTTGTTATTCGCCTCGTTTAGTTCCAGGAAGGTTACATCCATAAGTCGAATAATATAAACAAAGTCGTCAAAATCCTCTAACTCATAAATATTAAAATAATCTACGATAGCTGTAAATGGTATAGCCCCTATTTCTAGCCCAATTGGTCTAGAAGTAGCTATTTCTCTGAATGCGTCAAAATAGAACTCAAATCCCGCTATCTCCGGCTCTCTATCTTCTTCCTTAATAAAGCCTCGTGAGCATAGGTCATAATATTGCCCTGTCTCTAATTCCTTGCGCCATCTAAACGACCATCTTAGATACCGCGCTAAGAGTTTCCCAAGTCTTCTCGGTAATTATTAAAATCGTTAGAGTGTCTCCATAGCGTGTCAAATAAGTCGGGCAGATTTTTAAATAGCTTAAGGGCTTCTTCGGGGGTACATTCGACAATATTTCCGTCTATCTCCACTCCCTTCCAATCGACTAGGCAAATATCAATAAATAATTTTACTTGTATCTCATCTTCTTTTTCCTGGGCCAAAGTCCCCATTTCTACTTGGCGGGCATAGGGCTTATAGTATCTAGCCATGGCCGCTTTAGTTCGGGGATTTGTCCCCTTAAACGGCCTTAAAAGAAATCCAGTCTCGTCAGATATGTCAAACCATACCCCGCCAGATTCTAAGTCTTTACTTGTTTTAAAAATCTTATCTAGATTCGTTTTCATAGTTTCCCCCTGTGAATGTGTATCTTTGATGATTCACAAAATAAAACCCCGATGTCAAGAACATCGGGGAGTGGGACTTAAATCTATCAAGGGGAAAAGCCTATAAGATATCGGCCCCTAATTTATTTACGCTGGCAATCTATAAATTGAAAGGGCTGACTCACCGCCGTCCCCCACTTTAGCTGCTCCCGTCATTTCCATAGATATGTCTTGATTCTGTCCACCGCTTGCGGGGTCATCAAAAGACACCTGAATAGCTGGCATGTAAAATCCGTACCATCCGTCCACATTATTTACCAAAAATCCGAGAGCAAAAGATTCCTGACTTAATTTTCTAGCTAGTAAATCCCAATTAGCATCTTTTAAGTAAGAGCTAAGATCTACACTAATAGCCGCTGTTCCAGGAGTGTAATCTTCTGGGGCCGCTCTACCTATGCAAGTCTGGGTAGTAAGATTATTAGACAGAGAAATAGATAGAGACTGGATACAAAATGCATCTTGATCGTAGACTCCAGTTACATCGGTTGTTAAAAACGGCATATCCACTGAGCCGTTCAAAGAATTTGTAGTCGCTGGATCAGCAAAATATTCCAAGTAACTAGCGAATTCATCTGCGGCATCTGCGGCTACGTAGTCGTTTCCACTGGTATCAAAAGATCCAGAAATAAGGGCGCCGTATTCCACATTCAAATCCATCTGGGAAACTATACATCCTCTATAGATTAATGCCTTTGTAGTTAGATCTGTGAATGTCTTTTCCACAGTTAAAGATTTTTTAGTTACGCCTATTGTTAGCTTATCTGCTCTTTGATACGTGGCCGACTCAGAAACAGTCACCATCCCAGTAGGTCCGGCGTAGGTGAGAACTAAAGCCGTAACGTCCGTAACCATTACAGGGACATTGTTTCCGGCATCAGCGAAATCACTAAGGACAATTATATCTCCAACTACAAGACCCTCTGTTACAAAACTCTCCGCTACCGCCGTTATAGTTTTGGCGGAAGCATCTATGGCTAAATTTCTAGTTTTAGAAGTAAAAGAAGTGTCCCAAGCGTTAAACATAGCTGACTCTAAGAAATCCTCGATTGCGGTCTCTTTAGCTAGTTCAATGCTGTGTCCACCGGCTACAGTTAGTCCAGTTACTACTTGTCCTGAACTCATTCTGTCTGTTCTAATTTGAACGGACTCTGTTGTTTCAGGAGTTCCCGAATATTTTTCTGAAGTAAATCTGGCTGTGAGAAATTCTCCAGACCCCGATGCTAGTGGCGTCTCAGCCACTACTGTTTGAGGATCTCCCGCTGTTCCCGTAATAGCTCTTGTTATCAGAAGAAGGGCGGCAGCACTTAGTCCAATTGCAGTATCTACTTGAGTAGCGGTTGAAACCCCTGATTCAATCCCAACAACGATTGTGTTTCCCGTTACCGTGACAGTTTCAGCGCCCGCGGTTTCAGTATCAGTATACTCAATAGTAATACTGTTTCCTTGCGATCCGCCTTTCACGGCAGTGTAAGTAATATCTTGAACAACTAAAAGCGCCTTTACAGCGGCGGGAGTAACGCCATAGCTGGTTTCTTTCTTGTACGCAACCCTTACTAAATTTGATGATGACATTGCTTGCCCCTTTCTAAATTTTTATTATAAATCCAAATCTCTTTGATATGCCATTAAAAAACTTCCCGACATATACCCGCCCTCGAATTGTAAAGTGGCCCCCGAATCAAAATTCATCGGCGTAACACTCTCAATAAGTATGTCTCCTATTCTGCGGCCTCGAAACAAATTTCGCAAGACTTCCCCTCGCGTCAATAGAGCATCCCCGACCCCGAGTCTAGCTGTAGACACCACATGGATATAAATGGCACCCGTCTCTCGATATTTCCCCTGGTCATTAGTCGCGGCTAGAGCCACAGGTATTTCATCGTCGCCCTGAAATTGAACTCCAAGCCACGGCGCATCAGGCTGTATCCCACTATCATCTAAGAGTTCTTTAATCTCTTGAAAATCGGCAGTAAGGTCCACCACATCTTCAGAAGAATTAGTCTCTAGGAAATCTTTTATTTGTGTTCTAACATACGCTGAACTCATACAGTTCCACCCTCTGCCGCTGAAATAGTTATAGTTGGGTATAAGTAAGGTCTTCCCGGCTTTCCTCTTCTACCTAAAAAACTGCCCGAAATACCCAATCTGTCTCCGGAAATGAAATTAAATCGTATTACAGAATTACGTTTATACTTAGATCTTATTGACCTAGTTGTTAAAAAATATGCCCCATTAGGAGCTAGTATTCTATGGCCTTGAGAGGATTTTCTCTTGTCTCTGGATTTTACAGTTCTAGATTGTTGTCGCCTGCCCGTTACTCCGAGACGTTCTAGTTTTCGAGCATAGGGCTGAATGTTTACAAATCTAATTAAATCTTTGTCATTAAAAATTGGGTTTGATTTAAGCCATGCCCGTAGAGATTCTAAATCCGTAGCTACTTGAGCGCCGTTTAAAAAAACGAAATGAGAACTCTTATACCTTCCAGTGAGGACGGGGGATCTCTTTAATATCCCCTTGTACGTCTCTAGAAGTATCTCGCTCATATTTGCTTTGGACGTAAATTCTAGTTGTCCAAGAGGACTTACATTAAATACCGGGACTCCCACTTTTCCATCCACAGCTACCACGGGATTTTTATCAAATCCCCTGGCCTGTTCTTCTCTTAGAACAGTATCGGCGGTTATTATTAAAGCGGATTTAGTAAAATTTAAAAAGTCTAGTAGAGATACTTCCCCATTTAAGTCGGTGTCTAGAGTGTACTCAGGACTTTTACGGCCCTTTTCCTCCACACTAAAATCAACAGAAAAAGCTACTCCATTCGGCATCTAAAACCCATTATCTCCCCGCCAATATCCACCATTTCTATGATTTCATCTATGGCGAGATTCCCGTAAACGGTGTCTATGATCTTATCCCCTCTCTTTATAATAGGACTCCATAGTGAATGAGAGACAACAACATCTTGTATGGTTGAATTTAAAGGAGTGGAATCTTGAGTAGGAGCTAGTAAAAGCGGTGATTGTATCCCCGACATAGTTACAGTAAATCCAGAAGTGTAATTCCCCGAAACCGTCACTCCCTCTAATCCCGCCACATCTCTAAGGGCTAGTTGTACCTCTGTCGCAGTATCGTCAAAGGCTATCAAAGCCGAATCATTGCCGTCATAAGTAACAAAGAAGTTTCCAGAAGTGGGCACTGCGGAAAAACTTATTAATTGTGTTTCCTCGCCAATCATTGTGTCTATAGGTATAACGAATTCGCGGCCCCTTATAACTGTGCTGCTCGGGCCTTCTAGATATCTGAAATAATTTGAAGGAGTTATTCTTACTGGAGAATAAATATCTACAGTGCCCAGTCTTTTCAAAAAAGCGGATCTTGAGTGTATTCTAGTTATCATGTTAAATGCAGATTTTAAAAACATTAAGATTCCTCTACATAAACAAGCTTTCCGCTTCCAATTATGGCTCTGTCTGATCTGTAGTAATCGAGTATGTTTAAATTATTCCCGAGTATTACCCCGAAAGCAGACTTTCGTTCATTATTATTCAAAGTGTAATCAAAATCTATAGATATGGTTCCGGGTATGGAAACACGCTGAACATCACTACCAAAGTTTAGCCCCAGACCGCTCGTTTTTTTATTATATCTTTCCTGGACCACAGTATCTAAAACAGAAAGTACCGGAGAGGGGACTTGCTCGAGTCCGGCAGTATATGAAACTACAGTCTCTTCTGGATAATAGAAATAACCTGTAGTCCTTATTACTTTTCCTGTTGGTATGTTAAGCCTATAGTAAGTAGAATCAACCTCTACTCCGTCTTCCACGATGGAGGATATCTCTGAAACCGGCCAATTAAATAATTCAAGATTTTTAGACGGGGTGTAATCCCCTCGGTAAAATGTCTGAACAAAGTCAGCAGATAAAAAGGTTCTTCTGCAATAAGCCTCTATTGTGTCAGAGACCACGGCTATTTGGTCAGTGATAAAAGAATCGTTGCCGCTTTCGGTTATTGATAATCTGCTCTTAACATTTTCTAAAGTATCTAACATTTTATCTCCTATTTAAGCCCTAGAAATTTTCCGACAGTAAGAAGTTTTTTAACTAGTGTTCCAAAAGATCCTGCCGTGTTATGATCTCCCAAGTCAGCATCCCAAACCGCCGCAGCTATTTGAGATGCGGTAGGCACGCCTATCTCCAACTCTCCCGTTAGTTCCACTCCATTTATATAATAAACTTCATTTAGCTTTACATTTGCTATGCCGGGGTCGGTGGAAATCCCCAATTCTCCCTCTTTTTGAATACCTTGTTCTAACCAATTTGCGGTAGTCACTACATCACTAACACTGGGGAAAGTGTTAGTTAGTGGCTGTTTAATGGGGGTTGCATCATAATCAGTCCTGACTGAATAAACATGATTCTCTACGGTATCCCAAATTTCTAATTGCAAAAGATCAAACTCAGATGAATGAATAGTTCCTATATTTCCAAAGCCCAATTGTCCTACGGCCCCGTTATCCCTATCAACTATCGACCCAGCAGTTCCTAGCCCTAGCTCCACCCCATCAGAGGAAAATCTCCAAGCACCCCCGCCGTCTCCATTGTATGTTAACATCAAGTCAATAGGGGTTCCATCCACAAAATCAATTGCGCTAGATGGAATAATTGTTATTGAAAGACCTGCGACATTGGAATTTCTGTAAAGGGCGACAACCACATTCCCCGCCGTATTTATGTATATCAAAGCACCGCTCATTCTAAAGGGATCAAATGCACTTTTAGCGTCTAGTATTAATTGATTAGCAGAGGGGGTGCCTGTAAACCTTGGAATTATTCTCCATCTTAAAGATATCTTATTCGTTGACGGCCAATTATCTAACCCCGTCCATCCCAAAATATTAGTTGTAGAATTACTAAGCTGGATATAGGCCGAGTCCCATACCCCGGTGCTGCCCTCTTCAGTAGGGTAATCAGCAAGT